GTTATTCTTAATTGTAAACCAGATTCAGTACGAGTTTCTGCTCCAAAAGCAGCGTCAAAGTCAACTTTACTGACTTGCACTTCGTTGCCCCCTTCTACCGGCGTAGCCCCTTGCCCTCCGCCAAAGTTGGTAAGAAGATTTCCTTTACCAAGTCTTTGCTGCGTTAAAAACAAAGGAGCCTCGTTTTCTATAGCTATTACTTTGTATCTACTTTTTTCAAAAACAGGTATATTGTTATCGTGTTCTTTTTTTAGTATCAGAAAAGTATCTTCGTCTACTTTATTTCTTTCTGCGGACGGAAATGAAAGCCATACATTACCATCTTCTGCATCATAAAACCTATCTAACGCTAGATTGTAATATTCTCTTGACGTTTCTTTTATGTAATACTTGTAATGTGTAAAATCAGCAAAGCCAGTTAAAGTTTTATATTTAGGTGGGTTGCCATTTAGGGTTACTCTTATGTTATTAGCCGCAGCGGAAGATGCCTTCTCTACTACTAATGAAGCGCTATTACTTGTAAATACAGGCGTGTTTCTGCCATACTCATCCATATAAACTACACCTATTTGATAAGTGCGTAATGTTTTAATTGAAGGAAAAACAGCATTGCCTTCCATATTGACGCTGCCTACAAAGGTAGTGTCGGAGGATATTGGTTTTGAATATAACCCCACGGATATATCTGTCTTGTAAGGTACTTTTGTAAAAGGCGAGCTTAGCGTAAAATTCTGTACGTAGTTACCGTATATTAATCTATTGGCCGTTATTTCCTGCGCTAAAGTTCTACGGGGCACATTGTCGTAAGGCCTTAATAACTGATTACTTCTTATGACAGAAGTTATTATTTCAGTTTTTATTTCAAAGGTATTGTTTTGCCAAGCTGTATCAGAGGGCTTAAAGCTATCAACAACGTATACATTAGGGTTGTTAGTCGCTTTGTAAAGCACTTCTACCTCACTTACATCTGGCGGTAATGTGCTAGGTATAAAGTTAGATATTGTTAACTGCCTAGTATTGTTAGTCATGCCTAAGTTATACCCTTCTTTAGGAGAGTAATCAAATTCCCCAGGCAAAAAAGCAATATTTGAAAAAGAAGAGTAAGCAGATACTTGATTATTATTGTATTTCCATCTAGTGGCAAATCTAGCAAACTTAAATTCAAATAAAGGCTCTTGTTGTTCTAGTATTACATTATAAGTTAAAGGGTCAATAATAGTGCCCCCTGTAGTACTCGGCCCAACACTTAGTACCGTAACATTAGCCCCTGTTTGCGAAGCTCCTTCGTCAGGGGGTATTATGCTAGCTACAGAACACCTTACTTCTGCAACTTCGCTACCTACTTCGCCTTCGTCCGCGAGCGTTAGTATAAGTACATCTCCTTCCCTATAAAAAGGTAATGTTTGGCCTTGAGCCCAGGTTAATGTTTTTGCCGTGCCCGTAGGAACTGGAATGGCATTATTATTAGAATCCTCAGTCATAAAGGTGGCTGACGTAGTAGTGGCAATAACAACAGTATTTCCTGCGTCGTCTTCTCTAGCAACGGAAGACACGGATATTGTAGGGGGTCTTAATGGGTATTTCTTTATTACCGTAGTATCTTGCTCAATAAAATCACGCCCATATATTTGTGAATGCGTTAAAAAATCATCTGTAGACCCTATCCAATCTTTTATAGTTATACTTTTAGGCTCAGTCTGGTTGTCTGTCCACATTAGTATACCTTCTAATATGTTCACTCCGGTTATTAAGTAATCTTCACTAAAGTTTAGTATACCATTAGCGTCCACTATTAATGGTGCTACCACTTTTGTAACATCATTGTAGTAAGCAATAGCACTAACCTCATCACTAGATATAAACCAATATATATTGTCAGTATTACGATCTACTACGGAGCCTATACAAACAGCATTGGTTAGGTTAGATATATAAGCACTATCCCAAGTTGTTCGAGCTCCCGTAATGGGGTTATATGTCTTGTACGCTAATTCTAAGTTACCTTTAATATTTTGAAAGGTACCGACTTGAGAACTGTCTGAAGATGCGAGCTCTAAATTTAAGGCGTCTCTATATTCTCCATTGGGAACAAGCCTCTCGTCAAGATCCTTGTTCATTTTACCGCTGGTAAACGTGTGTATTAATTCCGCCATATAATTTTAATGTTTAATCCATTTTGATTGATTTCTAAATACCTGCGCCATTAAGTCTGACTTAAGTTCTGATAATCTAATCTTGGCATTTCTTCTTGCCGCCGAAGCAACTTTTTTAAACCTAGCTACAAGATATTCTTGTACATTAGATCTAGTTGATAGTATAGAGTAAGCTATATACTTTTCTATAGCGTCCATAGCGAACTTATGTACAGTCATATCCTCAAGAGAGCCTAAACCATCACTTATATATTTAAGTGTCACTATTCGGCCTCTTATGTCTGAGCTAAATCTAATTACTCCGTTTATTTTATCAATGTAAAAAACCCCGTTTGCTTGAGCTTGCTCCGGATTTATACCGTATCTTCCACCATAAGCATAAAGCGCTAACAGATCTGGATTGTTTACTAAATCCCAGTTACCTCCGCCGGCACCCGCTAAAGGAAAATTACTTCTAGAGTTCCATCTTTTTAATGTTTCTGATTGCTCTGCCAAAGGTATATTACCGTCATTATCAAAAGTATATTCATAATTATTATCTTGTATAATAGCGTTTGGGTTACTTGTTAAGTCTGTTCTGTATATTATTCGTTCTATTCCAGACTCGTCTGTCCAGGATAACTTAGTATAGTTAACATAATCTTGAGGCAATATCATATACAGCCCAGGTGGAACTTCTATTTCTATTGCTTTATCTTGGGGCAATACATCAAAACTAAATTCCTGGATAGCTCGCTGTGCCCAATAAGCTACATCTGTTCTTTTTACTTTAGTTATTAGCTTATCTTGACCAACATAGGCAACTATAAAGTTGTTTATAATATCGCTTATACTGACAAACTGATAATCGCCGTAATTCTCATCGTTACTATCCCATACACCGTCGGGCCCTAAGTAGTATTCTTCTGGAGTTTGATTTATCAATGCCATATATTATGCTTTTTCTTGTTGATTAGTTTGTGCGTTTATTTGACTAGCAACGCCGTATATTCCCATATCTTTTACTACAAGCCCTGCGAATTCTAATATTTTTATTACCAGTTCGGTTTCTTCCGAAGGATGCAATTCAAAGTCAGTAGACTCATTTGCATTATAAAGTGCTTCACCGAAAACCATTTGGTAAGCCCATTGTACTTGAGCTGGCTCTTTTATATAATTACACCTTACATTGGTAGTTAATAAAGAATCTCCATAAACTTTGTAGCCATCTTCTGAAGCTACAAACACGGGTCTTGTATTTGTGGGTTTTGCGTAGGGCGATTGATTTATATACAGAAATTCATTGAAGTTTATTCTTTCCGCTTCTATCGGCGTGGTAGTAGTAACTACTGTATTAGGTACAGGATATAATGATTTACTAGTGGTAACATTATTATACACTATCGTGCCTATTCTATAAAGGTCTGCAGGAGGCGACCAATGTTCGGTAGCTGCATTATAAGTCATATCTGCATCTACTTCAAATATATTTATTTTCTCATTAAGCAAGTTAAGCATATCAGAAAACTCGGTATCATTACCGGGTATTCTGCCAAACTGATTAATATCGTAAAAATATTGTTCGAATATATCTAACTGAGCTTGGTTAGCAAATAGATTAAATTCTTGAGGTGTTACATAACCTCTTTGTTCTTTGTTAAGTATTGCTAATACTCTCTGATAAACAGTATCTACGCTTACAGCCATAATTTGTTTTTTATTTTATATAGTTATAGGCCACCTTTCAGCAGCCTATTACTATAAAGGTGACTAGTTTAGTCTTTTCTCAATTGCCTTGTATACTTCCATACCTTCATCTGTTCTAAAGAAAGCAGATAAAGCAAAGTAAGGATGCTCGTCAAACGGCACTGTCATTATTTTTCTTCCGTTAGAACCGTAAGTAAACGTTCTTTGATCTTGTGATAATGTTAGTATCCCTTGTTCAACAGCTTTTGCTCCGAAGCTTCTTAATTGTGTATTTTCATCTGTAGCTAGTTGCAAGAATAAATTTGGATTCTTTTTAGCAAAAATTAATACATCTCTTTTAATTTCAGAAGATGAAAGCTCTGTTACTGTCGCTCCCATTTCAACGCGCAAAATAGCTTCTGCTTCTTCAACAGATAATGTTTTAGCCAGGTTCAATGCTTGTAATTCAAACTCAATCCAATCAACCTCATTACTTGCTTGCTGAGCTGGTTTGTATTCTTTGTATATATTAGATTTTAAAGCTGGGTGATATAAAGATAATAATTTTTGTAGAGCAACATTTTCTTTTGGTACTCTAAGTACGCCATCTCTAAACACGATGCGTCCCATAACTATTTGCCCCTTCTGCTCATCTACAAAACAAGATCGCTGGTTAGTAGCGTACCTTAATTCCCTCTGGTATCCTAGCTCTTCGTCAAAATACAATAAACTTTTTTTCCTACTATGTGCTGTAGGTAATGTGAAAACAAGGGGCTTTGTTCTTGTTAATTCGTATAATCTATCTTTGATTACCCACTCGTCTTTTTTTGGCGCCTCTTTTTTAGGTGCTTCTACTTTTGGTTGTGTTACTTTTTCAACCACTTCCTGAGGTGCAACCTCAACTTTTTTTGCTGTAGCTTTCTTGTTAGCCATAATATAATATGATATAAATGTTAATAATGTATGACGATAGCCTATTACTATTTAATATAACTAGCTAATGTCACTAATAAAAGTAATAACTACCCCCGTAGATTCAACGAGGGTAATCATTACAATAAACTTATTATACTGTTCTTTTTAACAGTACGAAGTTGTTAGCTGCTTGAGTACACAAAGTTCTTTCCGATAGGAAGTGAACATTCATTGCATCCTCGTCACTTGTGTAGTTTCCGCCAACTGAGCCAGTTACCCAAGATTTCAAACGTCTGTCATCAGCCTCTGAAGCTCTATAACGGATATGTAAGAATGGTCGTGAGATGTTCTGCCCTAATTGTTGGTCGTATACAGTAGAAGTTCCGGCTGGAACAATTACTCCGGCTACATCTGTAATACCCCCACGAGTTGTAGAATCATTTAGATATTTCCAGTCAGTCTTGTAGAAATCGTAAGATCCTCTACGGAATCCTGAGAATCCTAGGTTCAACGCCATTTCTTCTGAATTTTCGAATACACCGTAAGATGTTCCTCCTGTTCCATAAGAATTTTGTTGTGCTAACATATTATCAATGCTCAATGCAGTTTCACGATCTAAGAACATCATGTTCTCTTCAATTGCTCCTTGCTTATCAAGCTCTTGTAATATAGTATCAAATGCTCCAAGTCCTGCAGTAGGAGAAGACGCACCATCAAAGTCTGCATCGTTAAATACTAAACCTCTTGTTTCTAGTGCATCAAATAAACCTTGCATACCTGCAATAGTTGCTCCAGAAGCATCAGTAATAGCACCTGCGGCGTCAGTAGCTTCAACCATTGACATCTCTAAGTAATCTTCAAAACGAATACGAGACTCGTGCTCAGACTTTAAGTACCATAGGTATCCTCCAGTTCCAATTTCAGTAGTAACTTCAACCCATCCGATTTGAGCAACGTCTGATCCGTTAACGGCATACTTGTCTCTTAGAATGATTGGCTTGTTACTGAAAGTTGTGAAAGACGCATCAATTGAATTACCAGCTAAGCTAGATCCTTTTCCATACTCAGAACCATATACGAATGTGCTAACACCTGTTTGTGTATGTAAACCAGTTGGCAATTGCCCATTGGCAGTATCATATACTTCAATGTTGTATGTTACATTAGTTCCTACTTGAGGAGTAACAATTGATTTTACAAAAGCTTTTGCTGTTACGTTACCCTTAGATAGTACTATTGTCATGTTAGGCCCTAGTAAAGGAGCTTTACCGTCTGGTGATGTTGTTGCATCTGGTAATGAAATTGTTTTAGCCGCTGCAGCTTGAGTTGTTACATTATCATAAGCGATATGTAATCTTCCTTGCTCTGACCAAACTACTTGATCCGACGCCATAGGCATCTCAGCTCCGACCATACGTAAAAATCCTGTGATTGTTCTGTTTCCATAACGCTCGATTTCTTTTTCGTATACCTCAGGTAAAAATTGTTGTGTAAAATCCATGTCCGCTAAAGATAGGTAGTTGTCTCCAAACAAACCTTTTACCGGGCGTGGTGTTAAGTGCGCTAAATTGGCTAATGTAGCCGGCGCGGTTGCAAATCCTGCCATAATTTTTCTTATTTAATGTGTTTAAATGTTTTAATTCTCAATTTTGAATCACTTCCTCCAGAATCAACAGATCTTACTGCCCATCCATTCGATGTTTTAACGTCTTCATGAACGCCTCTAGCACCCATTTGTATATTTTTCGAATTGGACATACTTGTTTTCATTGCGTCGGCTTTGCCTTGCTCATAAAAATGATTTGCAATAGAATCTGCATTCATAGCTGTAAACAATCCCTTGTGGTACCCCACTGCATCTGACATTTGGTTATCTTTATCCAAGAACTTCTTGACAAAATTATTAATGTCGCTTTGGGTTTCCTTAATAGTAGGAGCGTCTTTAACTTTAAAACGGAATTTTTTGTCTCCAACTTGATAATCAAAACCTTTGAAATCATCGTTAAAAACACTTTCCGTTTTCTTTAAAAACGTTTGTGTTTGTTTTTCAGCTAATCGAGTTGCTGCTTCGTTTTCTTTTGTATAGCGATTGAAAAAGTCTACCGCTTTCTTTTGTTCAGGAGCCAGCCTTGCACCGCCTTTAATTTCCTGATAATATTTATCTTTTAATCCAGTAAGATGGTTTTTAGCTTTTGCTAATTCCTCTCTTCTAGCTAATTTTTTTCTTTTTATGTCACGCTCATCATCTAAGTCTTCATCGTAAAGAAATTTGTCTTCCATTAAAAAGTCAATATCCTCTCCATCTAAATGCGGCTTTGTATTAGCATAATACTCTCTTAATAATTGAGACTCATCTAAGTCGTCATAATTCTTATTAAGCTTAACGTAGTCCTCAAGAGTCCCGCTTGTTTCATTCATAAAGTCAACAACCTTTTGAATGTTTTCAGGTAGTTCAACACCAGATTGTTTTTGCTCTTCTATAGCCTCAACTATATTGTCTTGCAAATCATCTGCTTGTTCCTGTATTTCTTCTTCTGTTATTTCCTCTATAGCGGATTCTACAGCATCAGGTACGGCAGTTTGTTCTTGCACTTCAACCACAGGTTCTTCTGCCTGTATTGGTTCCGGTACATCTTGCATTGGCTCCGGAGCATCTTGTGCGGGCTCCGCTAGCTTAGACATATCTAATTTAATTGTTCCCTCTTCGTCTACGGACATGGGATTTGTATCAACGACCTCTTCCTGAGGTGTTTCTACTTGTTCTGTGTTTTCTGTTTGTTCTGACATGATAAAATATTATATGATTGTTATTACTATTATTACCTAGGATCGAACGCACCTAAGCCAAAACCTTGGCCCATTACGTCATTTCCTGCGGATTCAAAGTTTTTAGGCGGTAGATCGTTCTTTCTTTGAGCAATCATCTCGCTTTGTTGAGTACCTTGTATCCTAGTTCTTTGATCTTTACGGTCTTCAATTTCTTTTTCTTTAGATTTAGCCCCTTCTACTTCTATGCCCTTTAATTGCATATTGTATTGGAATTCTAACGCCATTAATTCTTTCTTAGCATTAACCTCAACACTTATTCTTTTTTCTTCTAGGCTACCTTTAAGTTGCTCCAATTGCGCCTTAGTTTGGAACATAGCTTGATCTTTTTGCACCTCTGCTTGGGCTGCCACTTGCTGCGCCTGTGCGTTAGCTTGTGCTTGCGCTTGTATATTAGCTTGCTGTTCTGCTTGTAATCTTTCTTGTCTTTTCTTTTGTTTAACCTTAAGCAGTTGGTTGGCTAGCTTTATATTTTTAACTTCTCGTATGTCAATAGCATCAGATAAATCTATCGATCCTTGTTGCAACGCAACTTGAATATTGTTTTCTAATGTAGCTTTTTCTTCTTCGTCAGGCATTAGTTCTAGTGATATTCCAAAGTCGTGCATATACAAGTCTGACATTTCTTCTAAAATACCTACATTAAACTTGCCTATCTTGGTTATAAAAGCTTCCTTAGCCGGATGGTACTCTATTATATCCGATATTCTTAAAGATAAACATTCGCAAAGTTCTCTTGTTAAATATAATCCAGAGTCAAGTATGTGTCTAGTTGCGGTATTTGAGTTCGCTGCAGCTAGCTTTTGTACACCAACTAATGCCCTAGAGTCCGGTGTAGATCCGTCTCTTGCTTCGTTTAGACCGGTTACATCTCTTATCATTTGCAGATAATAGTTGTAAGTTGCAATTAATGTTTGTAATTTTTGTCCTCCGCTTCCGGTCGGTACTTCTTGTATAGGCACTTTACCAGGATTCATATCGCCTTCCTGTGTAAATGATCTACCTATTATAGAACCCGTTTGAAAAAACATATTTAATGCTTCTTGCGGATTGTAGTTTGTTCCATTACCTAAATCTACTTCATTAATACCATCAGCATCAAGATATACTCCGTCGGGTATCATTCTTTGAAGCACCTGTTGTAATTTCAAGTGAGTTAATTGCACCATATCGGCAAATCCTGTACATTTACTTACTAATGATTCTATTTTGCCTTTATACATTCTAGGTGCAGTAATAGCGTAATTCATTTTAACCTTAGATACATCGCTTTTAGGACGCATCATATTCTTTGCCATTTCCCACTTAAGCATTATATCTGTACCAACAATCATAACGCCTTCATAAAGCACCTCAAGAGATCTTGACATCTTGCCAAACTGCTCTTCGAGCATTTCTACCGGTGGATCAAATTGATCGTCGCGTACTATTATTTTCGTAGCACCTGTTGCAGTTTCTTTAACCTTGTATACCTCATTCATATACGTTTTATAATTAAAGTATAAAACCTGTATAACGTTTGAGTCCCTATTGTTGTTGTATTGATTGCTTACATTCTGATCAAATACGCCATAATTTTGTGTCCCTTGCTGTTGGATTTTTTCTAATTGATCCTGCGTTAAGTTAGGGAATTGCTTTTTAATTTCATTTATTGGTACAAACTTAACTTCTCCTGCGTAATATATGTCCTGAAAGTAAGGGTCCTCCGTATAAGAGTATACTAAATAAGCTGGATCAACATAGTCAACGGTTACTCCCTCTGATTCTGAAAAGTTATTTTTTACACACCCAATACCTAATGTTACTAAATCTAAGTAAGTTCTTCTTTTTGTTAAATCGTATCTATTTTCGTCTAACAGTGTGTTAAGCGCTGTTTCTTCGGCTATTTCTATACCCTGCTTGTAAGTAAGCTGCATGTGTATATCAAGCTCTTCCTGTGAATCCGGTAAAGTTTCAGGGGGATTTTCAAAAAGGTTAATACCAAAATTTTCTTGAGCAAAGTTGTTTAGCTCCTCTGTTTGCTTGTCTCTTATAATAGATTCCATATAAGCAGTCCTTTTGCTTACTCCATACGGATCTTGCGAATAAGTAGTAATATCAAAAGATCTATCAGCAATACCATTAACAACTATGTCAACAAACTTTGATAATATTGGGACTGGCTTCCAATCTAAGTTTAAATAAGATAAATCACCATTTATAGAAAGTTCATCTTTATATTTCTGTACAGGCTGTTCACCTCTTGAATATAACCTTAACGTATGAAAAGAATTTTGATTACTTCTAAAGCGAGTTACACCTGAGTTGCTGCTGAACCATTCATTTTGAATCGCTCTACCAACTTGCAACCCGTAATCCTGAGAAACTTTCTCTTGATCACTTACCACCTGGCTAGGGAAAAAACTATTTGTTACGCTATTCGCCATATTATTTTTTTATTATTTTTGATGTCGTACCCTCGTGAGAGTATTTTGCAAATCTTAAATTAACAACTTGCCTTTGTATTTTATTACTTGGCCTATATAAATCTTTGTTACAAGCCATTATAGCTAATCCAGAACTAATAGCGGCATCAAATTTTGTCCTATTATTTATATCAAACTTAGACCAATCATTTAGTGTTTCGTTAAAATACATTGTGCCATACTGGCCATCTTCATTTAAACCAACGTGTCTATCTATATACATTTCAATAGCTGCCGCGTGAGCTTGCTTTATATCCTCACTTGAGTTTGGTATTCCACCAATTTCTTTTTCTGTTACCGACAACTTGTTCCAAAGCTTATCTGGTCTATTCATTGAGTACCCTCGATAGCCTCTTCTTTTAAAATAATATAAAAGTCTAGGCTTGTTGTTTTCACATAATAAGGGCATACCGTAAAATACACATGCCATTAGCACATCTTCAAAAAACATTTCTGCTGTTTGTGGTCTAGCCACGTATTCTAAAAAGAAAGTACTTGGCGGAGCATCTTCCATGCTGAATTTAGTTAATCCGTGCAAAGCCCCTTTAGATCCTCTTCCGTCTGTTGTTCCAGATATATCATAACTATCGCAACCGAAAGCGCCCATGTGTTCATTGCCTGGATACTTTATACCATTACGTATAGTTTGCCTATTTTGAATATTATAACTAGGTGTCCAGGAAATTAAAAACCTACCTTGAGGGTTTGGATTAAATATTACTTTCGTATCTTTAACGCCGTGCTCCCATTGAAAGCTACCTCTTGTCAGGACATTACTGTTGCCTAAGTCTTCGTTATAATCTATTTGCTCGTATATTTTTGCTAAATTAAATATACTATTTTTTGTTTCGTCTCTGAATGCGTGTTCCTCCGTTCTAGGGAATTGTCTGTAAAACTCGTTTAGAGCGTCCTGGTCGCCTTTTAATCCATCTACCTCATTATTCCAGTGCTCAATCACTCCGACTTCTATAACGTCTCCGTGTGGCCCCACGGTGCCTTCTGGTGGCTTATTAAATACCGGATGCCCGTATTCGTCAATAAACCCTTCGTAATTCCATTCCATAGGAATAAACAAAGAATACAATCCAGACTTTGTTTGCCCGTTCGCATTTCTTTTTGTTACATCAGAGCTATTGTATAACTTTTTAAAGTTTTCTCCTCCTTTGTCTAAAGCATTTGATGTTGACCCCATCATACACTTACCTATAATTCTACTACCTAATCTTAGACAAGTTTTAGTTACTCGCCAGTTGTTAAGTATATTGTTTGGCCTCTCCCATTTACCGCTTTCGTCGTGTACTAATAGTTTTAGTTTTTCACCATCGTATGCGTTGTCCCCTGTGTTTTTCCAGTCGATTGTGGTGTCGAGCCCGATAATGTCTTCCGTTGCGACGTTAGAATCGAGTTTCTTTCTTGTAAACTTTGACGCGGGAACCCTATAGGCGAGCTCTGTCTTGGGGCGGTCCATCCCATCCTGGATTGGTTTAAAGAAGAATGGATAGTTAATCGATATTGGTACAACTTTGTCTGTAAACATTTTCTTTGCATCTCCCCCAGATTTGGACAGTATTCCAAATCGAGCATCTGAAGATATTGTTGCTTGGTTAACAGTTTCGCCGGAAGCCATAAAAGAAAATCCAGATCGTCTGTTTTTGAGGTAGGCCATTCCATAACATCTTTTGTCTGCTTTGCAAGCTTCCCAGAATATGTAGAATAATCTGTTTGATTCTCTAAAGTCAGGTTGCCCAACGTCAATCTTGGACCACTGCAGGTACATAAAGTGAGTACCAGTAATGTAAGTAGCCACACCTTTATTATTGAACCAATGACCCTCCTCTCTTTTTCTAAATTGTTCATCTATATATTTTTCCCAAGTTTCTTTAAATTCATCTGGATAATCGCGCCAATCAAATATACTATTAATACTTTTTAACTCTTTAGGATATTCTTCCGGTGTCCATTTGTTGGTTTCTTTACTTACTTTAGCAGGTTCAGCTGGTAAAGCAATTTTTAAACCTTGTATATTATATATTTCACCTATCTTACCTGTTCTGCTTATAACAACAACGTCGTGTTCTTTGTTATAACCATACTCCCATTTTCTACTTCTATTTAACCTAGATATAGTGTTAGACTTAATAGGTGTTATTATACTGTATAGATCCTGCGTATACATTACTTAGATCTTTTTTCAGCAAAACCTTTAAAGTCTTTCTTTACCGCTTCTTCCTTTGGTTTATTATCCAAAGCTCTTTGCTCATCATTAATACGGTTTAAGATCTCGAAGGCATCGAATATAGCTAGCTTTTTTGTAGCCGCTGCATTCTTAAGCCTGTCTGCTGATATATCGTCGTCTGAATCTACGATAGCTTCTTTAGCTACCTTTATTAATTCTTCAACTGCCTTCTGCCCAGCTAGGATTATATTCCTCTTCGTTTCCTTTATGTCCATAATTGATTGTAATTGAATTCGTGGGTACTCGGTATAACCTCTGCCCTTCTATAATAAACTCGTATTCTGACGTAGGTATAAAACCTACTATATTATCTACTTCTAAACCGCAAGTACAATATTTAACCACACCTACCAATGGCTTTTCTTTTTCAATAGAAAACATTTTAGTTTCCTTGATTGGAGCAACAAAACAAAAACCTTCTAAAGCTTTCCATTCGCCGTCTCTTTTGTATGCGTATATCTGATCCGGCTGCGCCAAATAAGTTTCTTCTGTTAAATAGCTTTTACTATTTTTTTCTTTACCTCTTACGTCTCTAAATCTTCTGAATACATTGTGATGTAATATTACTTCATCTCCTTCCCTAAGCTCTTGGTATTTTTTAGCTAATGGTAAACTTAGTATAACCCCCACCCTATTTGAGTACTCGTGGTTTTGTAACTCAGTGTTTAATAGTAATTCTTGCCCTTCAATTGTAGTCTGTCCTGTTGTTCTGCCTCCTTGTGGTGTTACAAGGTAATTAAATACACTTTGCATTTTACCATGAAATATTATATTCTACAGATATTGACATGTTCTTATTGAAATCTTTCCAAGGCATAAGCATATCTCCTTTAGATATATAGACAGTGTATTTGTTGTCTTCCTCTATAATACTATCTATAATATGCCCGCCATATACTTCCTGCCCTACAGCATAGTGCATTGCGTCATTCTTATAATCTTTGCCTATACTAATCTTTCTTATTAACTGCATTTTCTGTAAATTTACCAGTATTAAGATCGATGCTTACGTCTCCGTATTTAGAGGCAAGTATTTTTTGAGTGCTTTCTACTTCTTTAGTGAATAATAATATTTCGGCTAGAAGTTTAGCCTTGTGTGCTTCAAGCCCACCTATTTGCATTTGTGTTTCGTTTACACGATTTACAGCTTCTCGCAATTCATTTAATTCAGATTCGCTAAGCTGGTTATCTTTAACAACTTCAAACTCTGTGTAGTCTTTTTCTTTTTTCATTTAATTAAATTTAATTTTTACTTATATGGAAACATCTTGTTTAACGTTTCTTTTCTTTTATCACAACCGCAATCAAAAGGTAAAGCTTTAACCACTTTTTTAATTCCGGTTACGGTTGTAATTTTTTCTATTGTATCTCCTAATCCTTTAGGTTTCATTTTTTAAAGTAATTCATT